AGTTCGGCGGCCCAAAACGGTTTGCCGAGGGCCGTCATGCCGTCGTAAGCGAAATGTTTCCCCGCCGCGTTGTAGCGGGGTTGCGGGCGCGGGGTGTAGACCCCGTAGAAATCGATCCCCACCATATCGACGAAGGTGTTGCCCGGATATTTCCCCTGCCATTCGGTCGCCGATCCCATGGCATCGAAGGGCGAGTAGAGCCAGAGCAGATTGTGGATGTTCTTGATATTGACGAGGTAGTTCTGGGCATATTTCCACATGGCGATATATTGAGAGTTGGACAGACGGCCCCACCAAAAGAACGGCTGATTCATTTCCGCCATACAGCGACAAATCACCACGACGCCCGCATTTTGTAACTTCACCAATTCCACCGCAATTTGATCGAGGCTCGCCCGGAAGGCCACGTTCATCGCATTGCCGTTCTCGGTGTACATGTTGGCGGGCGTCGGACCCAAATCATGTTGGCCGGTCGGCCCTTCGTCGCTCGCGCAGCGCCCATTGAAGGGATTCGGTGGCCAGAGGTCCACCCAGACCAATCCTCCGCCATTCACCCAATGGTCAATCAGATTGGGCGTGCTCGTCGAAAGGGTGAAGAGGCATGGCGGGCCGGTGGCCGCCTTATAGGAGAGCACCCCCCACAAGGCCGGTCGCTGCCCACTCAGGTTAAAGATCCGTTGCATGCGATCCAGCGCAGCCTGATTCATCCCGTTCCAATCGCCCCACTGGCCGGTAATCAACCGCTTGTCGGTCCGGTTCTTCAAGCCGTCGAGGTAGGTCAAGAGGGCCTTGGTCGCGGGCGAGGCGCTCCCATCCACAGGCGTGATCGCCCACACCGGACCCACCAGGCCGAGGAGCACGCAGACGGTCAGTATGAATGCCTTCATCGGTCCCACTCCTACGCGAAGGTGACATCCAGCGCCCCGGCAGGGAAGGTCGGAGCCGGATCGCCGTTATTGATCGTCTTGCTCTGGGCCAGTGATCCGTAAATCAGCATATTGCCCGCGGAGGTGGCATCGAAGATCGCCATGTGCGTCACGACGCCCCAGTTCGCCGACGGGGTCGGGAAGGTGATGGTCACTGCGTTGTCGGTCAAGCCACCGGTACCTGAGGAATTGCCAGAGGTGCCGCCTTGGGTCGCATTCCAGTTCGTATTCAACGGAGGAAGATCCACCCGGGCATAGGAGCCGCCCGAGACTTCGGTCCCACCCCCGGTTTCTCCAGGAGCCGCCGTAAAGAGGGCCACCCCCAGGACGGTCGGCCTCGAATAGGTCGTGGTGCGAAAGAAATTATCGACCAGCTTGTTCTCCAGGAAGTCGGTCATCGCCGACCCGAGTAAGGGCAGGAGGAAGAGGACGGCCGGGTCCCAATTGATCGCCGAGGCCAGGAATCCAGCGAGGCCCAGGCCCAGCAAGGCGACGAGACTCGCTTTCTCGATCGTGGAATGCGGATAGCTCACCCCGGACGGATGCTTCCCTTCCAGCCAGCGCTGAGCGCGGAGCACATCTTCATCGGAGAACCCATCGGGCCACGAGCGGGTATCTTCCCCATAGCGCACAACCATCAGGGCTTCGAGCCACGAGACGGGAATCTTCCAGACCTCCACGCCACCGGGATAGGCATGCTTCATCAAGACATCCCATTTCTTCAGGGCACCGGGGACTGCCATCTCGCCCAGGTGCTCCGTATAGGTGGCCCGTCGCAAGGTCCGCACCATCTCGGGTTGGGTCTCGTGCATCTTGATGCGCTCTTCAGCGCTCATGCTATGGAATAATTCGCGCATTTCCTTCGCCATGACTAACCCCCCTCTTCGGTTCGAGCGATGGCTTCCAGCGTGAGCGCCAGCAGATCCATCTCGTCGAGTTTATAACGTTGATAGAATCCCATTTTGCCCAGTGTGTGCCATCCACTCGCCCCGACGTGATGTTCCCGACAGAGAGCCACGGTCAACCAATCTTGCGCGCGCTGGGAGAGCCCTTGGCCTTCCCGGACATGATGGACGATCGTGCCGAGCGGGGTGAGCCCACACTCGGTACAGACCACACAGCGCACGGCGGCGACTTTCGCCATCCAGGCCCGCGCCAAGGGATCGGCCGTGCTACGACTTCCGTTTGTGTCCGGCTTTGGAACTGTGGGCATCAGATTCCTTCGGCTCGTCCACGTGGTCGTCCACTTTGGTATGGATCTTCGGGTCGAAGTCCGATTCGTTGATGATCACGATGCCGGCTTCGTTATCGGGAGACGGGGGCACTTTGATTTTACAGGTAGGACATTGCATGACCATCACCTCCATGTTGGATCAGACTGGTTCGTGCGATGATCAGATGGGGAGCGACGCCAGTCAGCATCACTCCCCATCGACCAGTCGGTTATCCGATGAGGTTGACGATCATCTCTTGCTTGACGGCCTTGACGCCCCAAGCCAAGCCCACTTCCCAGCGCACTTGCTTGTATTGCCGATAGACACAAATCTGGAATGAGAGTCCAGAGATCGGATCGGTCAGGGTCATGACATCATCGGCCATGTCCCCACCTTCCGGCATCGCCGGCACGCGAGTGGCGAGCTGAATGGCATTCCGATAGAACGCCACATTCTGGGTCGCGGTATTCCCCACGGTCAACGCCGTCGCCGAGGCGGGAATCGCCTGGAGCAGACCGGGTTGATTCAGGGTGATGGTCCCTGGAGCCGCCACGCCCACGGCCACGACATATTTATTCGTGTCGCCCGCGAAGGTGACCACATCGCCGGCCAAGACGGTGCCGGTCCCGGTGATCAAGGGAATATCCACGGTGCCAATCGCAAAGCCCGCGGCAGTCGTGGTATAGGAGGCCCCGGTCCCTTTGGTCGGGGTCTTGACGCCCCCGGAGTTCCGGAGATCCATCCCTTCCAATCGCCCGATGATCCCCTGACGGAGCAACTCATCGGTGCCGGACTCATTCACCTTGAAGAGGACCGACTGCTTGCCGCGAATGTTGGCCATGGCCGAGGAGCCCAGGACCAATTGGCGACCGGTCAGCGGGGTCCCGTTATCGTCCATGATCTTCATCACGCCCGCGGCATCGGAGAGATCCCCCGCGGTGGCGAATGGAGCGTTGCCGGCAGATCCAAAGGCCCGGCTCGCGGCTTTATAGGCCGCATCGGCAAGATCCGCTTCGACTTCATTACAGGAGGCGCGGAAGGCTTGGGTGAATTGATCTTGAATGACGGCCTTCTGTTGCCCGGAGCCCGTGACCGCCTTCATCTCCTCGCCGTTCCACCGGATCGGCCAGTAGCGGCTCTTGGAGATGGTCATCGTGGTATTGCCGATCACCGCATCTCCGTCGTTCGGAGCCGTGACCCCCGGAGTGACGTTCTGCCCGGCGATGGGCGGCACGATGAAGATGTTGACGTTTTGATTCAGGGCCGCTTGTTCCGCGCTGGAATCCCGAGCGACGGCAGGAATAAAGCCGATGAGTTCCCGGCGCACGGTGTCCAGGGCGGCGTAGAGGATCGGAATGAGATTGGTGATGGTATTGGCCATGGGAGCAGCTCCTTTCGAGCGTTAGAGTGAAAAGATCCGACTTTCCACTCCAACTCGGTTGGAGCTGCTCCCCAGCGGGGAAGGCTAGCACGACCTTCAGGGCCGATCCCTGCGGGGACCGGCAAGACCCAGTGACAGGGCCGCCTCGGGCGTCCTATCCGTTAGGCGTCGACGACGACTCCTTTATCTACGGTGACGAATGAATGCTTGGCCGTAGGGTCTAACCGATCAAAGTCCCCACGCTTCATGGTCTTGCCATTCGCATTGGGCTTATGCTCATTGTGTGCCCCGCCCCCATTGCTCGGCTTGACCAAATACGGATGTTCTTTCGCGAAGCCGGTCACGAATTCCTCCAGGCCCATCGGATCGCCACTCTTCCCAAAGACCGACGACCCATCCGGCTTGACCCGAATGACCTTGCCGTCTTTATGGACGAATTCCTTCAGGACGCTATCTTTCAGGATATTGGCGACGTTGGGCTGGAACCCGAGTTCGGGATTATCGACCGCCTTCCGGAGTTCCGTTTCGACGATATAGGTATCTTTCTCAGAGGTGGCTTTCTTGGTGTCCTCTTGCAGTTTGGCGATCAGTTTGTCTTTGGCGGCCAGCTGATCATCCCTATCCTTCACAATCGCGGCCGTCCGCAGCTTCACCACTTCTTCGATGTTCCCATCCTTCATCAACTTCTTTTCTTCATCGCTCTGGAACTTATCGAGGAGGGCTTTATACTTGGCCGGGTCCACCCCTTCAAAGGCTTGAAACTTGCGGAGCAGATCCTCGTTGGCAGCTTTCAGTTCTCGATTGTTGGTCCGGAATTCATCCAGCTTGCTCTTATCGACAACATCATCGGTATCGAGCTGGAACTTCCCGTCCTCGCGTTTCTTGTAGAGTTTCTTGACATCATCAGGAAGGTCGTCGATGGAGGCGAGAACAAATTGCAGGGCCATAGTTACTCCTATGTGAGAGGGTTTATAAATACGTGTCAAAAAATTGTCAACGTCTATTTACTCGGACGACTCCTTTCGTAATTGTTGGATCAAGTCGCTGCTCAGGCTTAACGCCGCCTCTTGATTGGATCGCAAGGCCATCCGCGGATCATCGGTGTCGATCAAGGTCTTGAGTCGATCCACGATGGCGAGCAGGGTATGGGCCTTGTCGCCATGTGTCCGGACACAATCCGCGCACGCATACCATTTCGAGGGCTTGAGCCGGAACAGGGTCCCCCGACCATCACAGAGCGCGCAGAGAAAGACCGCGGCCATCGGAACCCTCCTCGCTCATCGCAATTCTGCCCAGAGATAGGTGCCATGATATTGTTTCGGCAACGCCTCCAGAAACGCTTCAGGATGGAGCTTCGCATCGAGGAGCACCACCTGCCCGTCATCCTCATAGCGTCGCACCGGCTCATCGAGCGCCATCCGCAAGGCCGGCGCATCCGGGGGATCGGCCACCAAGCGGCCTTCCGTCATGCGAATGGTCCCGATGGCTTGTGGGCCTTTCGGCGTTTGGCGAAAGAAGTGGGCAATCATCGCAGCGTCTCCTTTAGTCGTCACCATCCAAGGGCTGTTCGAGCTCGCCCCAAGTCATGCCGGGCTCCATGATCCGCTCCAGTCGTCGTTCCGCATCGCGAATGGCTGCGGGCGGGATCTTCCGGTGATACATGGCTGCTTCCACCTCATCCCACTTGTCGGCCCATTCCTGCTTGAGGTCATCAGGAATCACATGGCCCGGTCGCACCACGTTCTTGCCTTTGCCGCCAATGAAATTGATTCGCAGGTGGGGATTATCGGTGGGCAGAATCAGGCCATGGTCGATCAATTGAATCTTATTATCGTGCCGAACCATCCAGTTCCCGGCGTGGCGATCCGTGTTGCCCATGATCGCATCAAAGAGGGTTGCCCGTTGAATATCTTCCGGACTATTCCCGAACATGCGCTCGCTGCCATACAGATCCCCAGCCGAGGAGGCCCGCTCGACGAAGGCTTGCACGGAGCCCAGCTTGCCATTGACTTCGAGAATGACCGTTTCCGGCATCAGGTCATCCAGATCCATGATCTTGGCGATGTCGTAGGCCACGGCTTCCCGTTGGTAATAGGTGCCCGCTTTCACGCCCTGGCGTAGCTTGGGGGATTCTTCGTCTTTGGGCTTAAACATCGCCCGACTGCCATCATCGAATGTAATCACGTACGAGCCGCTAGAGGCTTCCCGTTCATTGCTAGTCACCTTACTAACCCGCTTGCCGCTGATCGTCTCACCAATCCCCGCGCCCTGCTTCATCGCCTTCCGCGCCGCCGCTTGGCGATCAGCTTTCTTTTCCAATTGTGCAGCCATCTCGTCCGAGGCTTGCTGATCCACGAGTCGGGCCACATCGGCCGCTTCATTCGCGGTATCGAAGTCCGCTCGGGGTTTCGCCGCGAGCGCCGCATTGGCCTCGGCCACGGCCTTCTCCATCTCCTTGTCGAGGGCCGCCTGTCGAGCTTCTTCGAGCTGCCGTTCCTGCGCCGCCCGATCTTTCTCGAATTGCGCTTGAAGATCGATCCCGGCCCGTTGCTTGATCTGATCCAAGGTCAACGGACGATTCTGTTGATCCACGAGATCCTGCACATCGATCAGGCCCCGGTTCCAGAGGTCAAACCGGCGAGGACCCAGGACATCTTTCTGGACCATCACATCTTGATTGCGCAGCCAGTCTTCATAGGTCAGCTTGGCTGAGACATCGCCACTCATGGAGGCTCGTCGCCCTGGACCGAGTTCCTCCTCGATCCGATCCAATTTCTTCCCGAGTGCATCATCCTGGCCGGCCTCGCGTTGGAGCTGCGCCCAGGACTTCAAGGCTGGGACCAGGGTACAGCGGCAGTTGAAATGCTGGGGTGGCGGTCCCGGAAAGTCCTGATTCACGGTCTCCCCCAACGGCTCGCCGTCGAAGGACCAGGCTGCACCATCCAAGGCCATACAGATTTCACAGGTGCGATCATCCAAGGTCGAGAGCCATTGTTGCCCATTCAACACATCGTCGTTGGCTTTGAAGGTTTCATGGCGGGCGGCATTGGCGACCGAGAGGAGGCTCGTCCGGATCAAGGCATCCGCCTGCCGACTGGTCAGGGCCATCAAGCCATCTTGGTAATTCTGTGCCTTCGTGCCGCGAATCCGTTGCTTCAATTGCCCGAGGGTATCGCCGGCAAAGGCCCCCATGCGGATCTCATCCCGGTAGCGAGTCTTGAGGGTCGCCGCTTGTTGATCCCACCAATAGGCGGCCGGGCGACCATCGACGAGATCATCGTTGATCAAGGCTTTCATCGTGGCGAGGGGCACTCCGACCGTCATCAAGGGCACGCCGACGACCGCATTGACGAGCTTCCGGGCTTGTGCGCCTTGGAAGCCCGACACATCGATCAGGGTGTCATTATGGCGGGAGCGGATCAGATCGTATTGCTGCTTGATCAGGGTGTCGGTCAATCGATAGAGGGCATTTAATCGCTGAGTCGTGAAGGTCCCGAACCCCGGCAAGGGAATCTGGGCATCCATGGTCGAGAGCAATCGGGCTTGTAGGCCCCCGAGCATCGAGAGGACTTTCTCCCGCTCACTCACGGAGAGGCGCAAGAGGTTAATCTGCTGCCCCAGGAACTTATCGGCTATGACTTGGGCGAGTTGGGCCATGGGCCTCCGACGATGATCATCTCGGCACGTTCTTCCGGGGTCCAGCTCGCCACGATCGCTTCAATGTCTTGACAGGCCCGTTGCTGGGAGCCGGCAAACCGATCCCAGTCATACAGATCCTGATCCTGTCGGCGCAATCGTCGGAGCTGGTTCTTGATCCCCGACATCAGCGAATTCTCCAGCCGCCCCAGGTCATAGCCCAGAGGATATAGGTCGCGAAGGCCACCAATCCCACGGCCCCACCGACCAACGGAATCCAGTACCACATGAAGCAGAGCATCAGAGATCCCAGTCAATCGCCCGGATCGGTGAGGGCTGTTTCTTTATGACGCGATCCTGTTCCACCAAGGGATGCTTCACCGTGGGCATCCAGGCCCGTGGCTTATGCTTCGAGGCCACCGTCGGCATGGCGACCAGGCCGATATGGACCGAGGTCTGATCGGCAATCTTCAATACCCGGACGACTCCATGGGGCGTCACGAACATGGCTTCGCCCAACGGCAAGAGGGCATTGACATCGATCTCAAAACCGACCAGGCGATAGGGCGGCGCGCCGACATAGGCCCCCGCTCCATTCAACTCGGTCAGCACCGTGCCCAGGGTGTCCGGATGGAGCACGAGATAGCGCCAATTCCCCGGATGATCCCGATGGAGGACATGGGCGCACCGATGTAAGAGATCATACACCATCAGTCGACTCCGGCCCCCGCAAAGGGCTGCCCATTCGTCTTGGGCGTGCCATCCGGATTCATGTCTTCTCGTGGCAAGCCGGTTAAGGGATCGATGTTCTGGGGAACAGTCACCGGCTGCTCGATTTCGATCTGGGCCTTTTCCTTTTCCCACTTGATCCCCGGTCGCGTGATCCCGCCCCGCTCCATGTTGTAATACATGGTTTCATACGACAACGCTCCTGATTGCCAGCTCTTCACCAGTTCAGTCAATTCCGTAAACGTCATCTTGATGTCGAGCAGATCCGTATTGATCTTCGCGGTCGCCTTCTTCGAGGCCTCGCCCGCCCCCAACCAATAGGCCGTCCAATTCAACAATTGGGAGAAGCCCATGCTCAGGGTGTTCGCCACCGATTGCAACACGCTTTGCTCCCCGGCCAAGCGAGTCTGGAGCGTATCGGCAGCCTCAGTCGAGGGTTGTTGGGGTTCCAGGAGGCGCGCTCCTAAGATCGCCATGTCCTGCTTTTTATCTTTCAAGGCGGATTCCAGGGCTCCCAATCCTTGGCCCGTGAATTCGAGCATGCCGGCGTTGGCGTTCGGATCACTCGATACCCAGGCGACCGAGGAGCCAATCGGCAGCTTCATCTTTTCAGGAAAGCCCGCGACCCATGGCGTCGGCAGGCCACAGAAATGTCGCCCATGTTCGAGATCCGCCGAGGAGCGATAGTGCGAGAGATTGGCATCGGCCAGATCGAGGATCGGCGGCTTATCAATCGCCGGGGTGATCGTCGTCGGACTCATGAAGCAAAAGGGAATGTAGGGGAGAGGCGACTGCCGGAACATCGGGATGATTTCATCGCCATAGCGCACCCATTCCTGTGCTTTCGCCTCGCCCCCCTCCATCCGTCGCCAGAGCTGTTGCTTGTATTGATAGGTCCCGCCCTGGAGTGGCTCCAACCAGAGTTCCCGGTATTGCTCGATGGTCTTCAAGACATAGGGATCAGTGGGATCTTCCTCGACGACCGCTTCACAGAGGACCACCATGATCAACTGGGGGATGCCCTGGATATACTCGGTCTGCCAATTGACGATCTGCTCGGCATGATAGCCGCACCAATAGGGGGTCGGGGTACTCGTTTGCTCGCCGGGCATTTCGACCAACACTCCATAGCGCCCGGTCTTCAGGACTTCTTCCAAGGTGGTCTTGACGAAGGCCGGAAAGGGCAATCCGGTCTGGGTGACGTTCTTCAGGAATTCATCGAGGATCGCCGGCGTTTCCGTGGTGGGATCTTTCCGCATCACGGCTCCGGTCAAGCCCTGGATCGTGCGCGCTCCACCCCCGAACCAATAGGCCCGCATTTTATAGGCGTCATATTCTTCGTCGGTCTGTTCGGAGAGACGTGGCAGATAGGTGACCCCGCGGGCTTTCACCGCGTCGGCTCCTTCGGTAATATCCCGGCAGCGCTGCCAGCGGGACACGTGCTCGTTATAGGCCGGATGTCGCGTATCGATGGGCATGGTGTGAGTCTCCCTTATTCATCATCAGGGACCAAGGCAATATCCTTGAGCGTCCCACAGAACCCGCAATAATGTTCGACCAATCGAGTGACGCTCGGATGGCCCGAGATCGGTTCCACCTTCGTCGCCAGCATCAAGTGGCCATTCGCACAGGTCACCTTGACCTGATTGTCATGGAATTCCCGCAGGCCCATCCAGGCGGCCTTGGCGATGCGACTCTCGTGTGGTTCCATCCTCCTCACTCCTCCTATCTGACATTGCTCATCGAGCTGTCGGGCGAATTCCACCGGCAAGCTCCGGATCACCTGGTCCCGAAAGTCCGTCCCCAAGTCCTGGCCGCAGGCAATACAGAGATAGGCCCCGGTCACCGCATTGCGCCGGACATCATCAAACCCACAAGGCATCAATAGGGCCGTTTCTTTTTCCTGCGCGCCATCGGATTAGCCTCCGTTAGTATTCAGCGCCCGGGTGACCGCTTGTTGCATCGAGAATTGACAGAAGGCGAGTTCCTTGACCTTCATCTGGGACCAGGCCACATCGACCGTCCCATCCTTCCAGAGTTTCACAATGACGACCGCTTGAATGTCGGGAGCCTGATCCACCGCCCGGACCAACACCGCTTCCGGATTCAAGGGCATATCCATCCGCAGATGGACCAAGCGCTCAAAGACTTTCTTCAAGACCTTCACGGCTGCCCCATCAACTGTTTGGCCTCGACGCGTAAGCGCAACAACTCCGCTTTATCCGCGGCACTCAAGTAGGTCCCGTCCTGATCTTCATGGTGGAGGAAGGTCACCCCTTCGCTATCCAACACCTGAGCGAGATAGCGAGTGAGCAAGGCGCGATAGTCGATCAGATCGCTCCCGCTCGCTTTCGCTTTCGCGGCCCGTTCTTCATCCTGTTGGACTTGATGGGAGCCCCATGCCAGAATCAGGGCGAGCAGGGCGACCACCAGACAAAAGACAATCAGATGGGCGAGCCAGGCCGCATACAAGATGGCCGCGCAGGCGACCAGGAAGAAGATCACTTTCATCCACATCGCCGGAGTCAGCATCGCTACACCCCCACCAGCTTTTGAATGGTGATCGTGCTCTTCTTCGTCGTCAGCTCATACCGGGTTTCATCGCCCACATGATCTTCGGCATCGGTATCGACATCATCGATCTTCACCAGATCGCGGGGCAGCGTCGGCACCGTGCGAATGAATTGCCGGCAGGAGGAGAACACGAACAAGCCCGGTTCTTCCATGATCGGTTGCTTCAGGCTCGCCTTCAGCATCGTCCGCATTTGTGCCCAGCCAGCCACGCGAGAGCCCGCTCCCGTCGCAGCGGGCTTAAAGGTCAGGCCGAGCCGGTTATAGGTCTGTCCAATCGAGGTGCCATTGGTGACGGTAAAGATTGACGGATCAGCCGGCCCTTCGGTAAAGGTGTAACCATGAGCTTTCTTCATTTCCTCTTCCATCGCCAGGGCCTTCCGGGCAATCTCGCTATCGATCATGTTCAAGCCCTTATTGGGAGTCTTGCCATCCCAGCCATACCATTCCGCGATCCGGATCTTCGTGCCCCGAAAGAACGGCCGTTGCCCCTGGACTTGCTCGCCATTGCACGTCGCCCACCAGCCAATCGAAAAGGGACGAGCGCTACCCCAATCGAAGGCTCGATCAATCGTCCAGCTCGACGGACATTTGAACGGCTCCAGGACGTGCACCGACCGGTTCCAGAGATCGTCGAACATCCCCCCGGCGACAATATCCCAGTTCCCGTCGAGCCAGGCCTTGACCAGCCATTCCGGACCCGAGGCCTTGAGCCGATTGACATAGGTCGGATCGTTCTTGAGGAGCAACTGATTATCCTGGAGCTTCGCGGGAATGAAGATCCGGATAACATCCGTGACGGGATCTCGATAGGGTGTGAAGGGCGGCATCGGATCGATAAACCGGGCCTTGACCCAGTTATGACCCACGCCGCCAGGATTGCCGGTCGCCACCCATTGACACTTGACCCCATGGGATGAGCGCAAGCAGGCTTTGAGCTTATCGACGGGATCGGACGAAGGCCAGTTGGTGATCTCCTCCATGCCCATCCAGGTATAGGCCCGGCCCAAGTATTTCTTGGCTTGATCGTCTTTATCGAGGAAGCGGAGCAGGAGTTTCGCGCCATTGCGGAAGATCCAGGTCTTTTTGCCGGATTGATAATGGCCGCCCACCAAAGGGAACAAGGCCTGCGCCTGTTCCATGATCTCTTCCAGCTCATCGTAGGTGCGCCGAAAGATAATCCCCTTCGCATGAGCCCCCCACCGATGGGCGTGCTTGAGCCAATGCCCGAGAAGTCCACTCGTCTTGCCTCCCCCGCGCGCGCCCCCGTAGAAGATTTCTTCATACGGGCAGATCATCAACAAGGTTTGCGGCCCCGGTTGGGGCTGCCAGGCGACACTCACTGCGGATTGAATCGCATCAGTGGCCGTCGCCGTTCCCGGCATGGGGCGTCCCGTTATGACCGTTGATCGACGGGGGGGAGCCATTCACATGAGTGATCTGTCCAGCCGGTGGCTGCGCCACTTGAGCCGCCGCGAGGACCGACCATTGCTCCGGGGTCGCATCAGCGGGACAGACAACCACGAAGTTCCCCTGCATATTGATCGGCACGGCATCGCTATCGACAATCTTGACAATCCGAGCCGCGAGCGTGAGCGCCGGCACCTTCGGATGAAAACTGATCTCGCCCTTCTTCCAGTTGTAGGAGGCGACGGCCGGCGCATCATCGATATGCCAATCCTTCGGCTTCTTCAGCTTGCCGTCCTCATCGAACATGCGCTTCGGATTGAAGAAGCTCACCCGAGCCACTTCGGTCATGACTCGTTCGGCGGTAAGATCCAGTCGCCGGGTCTGATCCAGAACTAGCGCCTGAATCACCGACTGGATATTAGGTTTTGTGAGGAGCCTCGATCCTTCGACCGCCGCACCATTCTTAGAATAGCCGGCACGGACCATGGCTTGTTTCGCATTGAAGTCGATGATGTATTCGCGACAGAATCGCTGCTGTTTCGGGGGGAGGGTTTCGAGAAGCGCCAGTCCTTCGACCGGCTCAGCACTGGTCGCACTCGTGGGCATGAGCGTAGTTATAGCCCGGTTCGCTCAAATGAATCAACGTCTGAGCCTGGTCGCTCGGGCAATATGGCACGAGAGGAGGTAATCGATAGCCTCTTCCGGTTGTGGAGCCCGATGCATCGTATTCCAGGCCGGCTGCATCTCCCGAATCACTCGGGCTTCCCAATGGCGAGCCTCTCGCTCCGAGGGCTGCGGCCACACATGGAGGCATTCGGTCCCTCTCAGCCGATGGTGCACGGCATGATGGAGCGGGTCCATGGCTCGGGCCATCCCGCGCGAGGACATGCCCACATAGAGGATTTCAATCGTCCGAGTCCAGGCGTAAATCACTGGCACCGTCCGGAGCTTGATGATCGTCTCCGAGGAGAGGTCCGCTTCCTGCCCGAGCATCTCGCGCAAGCGATCCAAGGCCGCCCGCAGGTCAGATGATTCGTAGAGTGAGGCCATCATGATCAGACCAGGTCATCGAAACAGGGACCATTCCGACCCCGATCTCGCTCCACCACCTCCCCGCGCTCCCGAGCTTCCCGCTCCCGCCGATCCCGGACCACTCGCATCTCCCCGATGATCCCGGTCAGGGGAGCCGAACTCATGGCTATACTCAAGGAGCGATAGTCTCTCGGTTCAGGAGCCAAGAGTCGGAGCAATCGAGGCGCGGCCTTCGTGATCCGCAGGATATTCGTCCGCTTCCGCAAGGTCGTCTTTCTCATTCCTGCTCCTTTCGTAAGTAGTCCTTCAAGCCCGCGACCATCCCGTCGAGCACTTCCTGTTTCACGGCGTCATTGGGTTCGATGATCCGGTCATCATCCGGCTCAAGGGCGAGTCGGCCAGCCTGGAGGCATCGTCCACAGACCACCGCATGGGGCAGGTCCGGCCGATCCGCCCGCCATTGGGCATTCGAGGCGGGAGAGATCGTGCAGCAAATCTGACACAAGACGCAATCAATCGTCCAGGAGCCAGGCGGGACATAGCCCGAGCCATCTTCCAAGGGCAGGGCGACGAGCACTACCCAATCCTTCGGGATCATCATCGAGCCTCCTTTCCATGAATCCCCCTGCGAATCATGACCGGCTGGACAAGGGCCGCGCGAGCAGCACCGGTCACGATCTGCGGGGTGTGTCCGGTCGGCAGAGTCGCCAGCGACTGCGTCTGCCGCACACAGGTCCCGGTTCTAGGGTACCGGGCTACCACGTCTAATGCCAGGCATTCAGCAACATCGCCCAGGTCAGCGCGAGGACCAGGATGCTCGCCCCACTCATGAACAGCGCGATACAGAAACTCGCTATCGACCATCCTTCGGTCTTGAAGAGGTCGATGATGAACCAGCCCATAAAGCCCACCGCCGCGATCACCATCGCGCACCCACCCACCGATAAGGCCCATCTGAGAATCAGGGCGTCGTTCATCGCATTCCTACTGGTGCAACCAGGAAAAGAAGAGTTCGAGTCCAATGAGCAGAAAGCCGAGGCCAAAGATAAATCCGATCACCAACGACAGGCTGGGGGTGGGCGGCGGTGAGACATCGAGCACCATCAGCGCCCCGAACACGATCACCAGAATGAGTCCCCCGGCACAGGGCATCAGGAGCCCGATCAGAAATTGAGTCCAGTTCATCAGTCGCCTCGCCGCATGGCATCGATGTCCCAGTTGGGCAGATCATTGTGCCGCTTGAAACACCCCATCGCATAGAGGACGTAGGGGCAATCCTGATCCAGATGCCCTAAAAAGGTCCGACCATGGACCATCCCATGCTGGCTGATCAGCGAGAGGTTATAGTGATCGAGTTCCGTCTCCTCGGGTAACTCGGCAATCCATTTCTCCGGATCAGGGTCGGCCACATGAATGCGGAGGGGCGTCGTCATGGTCGGGTCCGATACTCCTCGATAATCGCCACACACTCCCGCACCGAATCCATCAGGAAGGTCCGGTTATCCACTGATCGGACTCGGGATTCCAGATCCAGCCAGATCCGTTGCCCATTCGCCGCGACCTCGATCTTCGGCAGTTGCTCTTTCAAGGACTCCGGTCCCAATCCGCCCGCATACCCGCAATAGACATTGGGGATCGCCGAGGGCCAGGTCTCCGGGATCACCCCGGCTCCGCCCGACCGATCAAAGAGCGGGAGCACCGGCACAAAGAACTTCCGCAATTGGGGCAGGAGCACATCATTCACGCCGTCCATCTGGAAGATAAACTCACGGGGCTGATAGGTCAGCAAGGTATCCTGGACCACCGGCAGGTGAATTTCGCCAAACCGATCCGCATGAAAGTTCCACTGAATCCGCTGGAACATGGGCAATAGAGGCCCGAGGCTCTGCCGGAACAGATCCCCCCCGGCCAGCATATCCCGGACGAATCGGCCACAGACGTGCGCCGAGAGCTGCAGCCCGTTCTTCGGTCCCAGAGTGAAGAGGGTATCCAGCCAGGTCCGTGAGGGATAGCGCGGGGTGCCGATCTGATTGGCCGACAGCAAGATCCCCCACTCGACGAACGGGCACTCCCGGCTCAGGGCCACGAGATCCGCGGGACTCACACTATCATCGGCTCCGGTAAAGGTCATGCGATCAATCTGGATCATAGGGACTCCTCTCAGTTTTGGGATAGCTACTGCCCTGCGGGATGGTCAGCCGTTCAATTTCTTTCAGCGCTTCATCCAACAGATTCCGGTGGACAAAGAAGGTGGTCAGTCGATGTTCCAAGTCGTCTCGTTCTTTCGTCACCTCCGCGAGGCGGGCGGTGAGGCCGACATTCTCCAAAAGGAAGTTGGCTCGTTCCATCACCACGCTGACATTCATGGTTTCCAGTTTCGCCACCTCGGCCTGCGCCTCGGTCACCTGCTGACTAAGGGCATCATAGACGGCGAGGAGCGGTTCATCTGGAAATGACCCGTTAGCACGGACCCGCCCAATCAAGTGAAGAAAGTTTTCTCGACTCGTCATCGTAGGCCTCCTCGCTGCGACACCT